AATCAATGACTTACAACTCCATCTCTCGCCGAGGAGAGAGGTGCGAGAGCGGTCCTATCTGGGGGGTTCGGATAGGTGCGGGGGGAGGTCGAAATACCGCACTCGGACTCCTGCTTCACGCAGCATTTCACCAGCATGTTCTATCGAGTAATGCTTACCTGCACCGACACCAGTCCACTTACGATTCGGACCAATGACTTCCTTGATACCTGCTTGAATGATTGCGCGAGTGCAATCAGCGCATGGCTTTGGTTCCCAGTTGAGATACATTCTTGAATTGTTGAGTGATATTCCAACACGAGCAGCATTGTAGATTGCATTGCGTTCAGCATGTTCAACCCAGAAATATTTTTCTGGACGCTTCCAGCGATCTTTCCAATCTTCTTCAATACCACGAGGGAATCCATTAAAACCCGTCGACAAAATGACATTGTCATCGTTTACAATCACACAGCCGACTTTTGTCGACGGGTCCTTGCTTTTCTGTCCAATCAGAGCAGCCTGTAAGATATACAATTCATCCCACGATAATTCATCACGAATCATAATATAGTTCTCAATATTTACTTGATTGAAATCTTACGAGGTTTCTGTTCTTCAGGAACAACATTCTCCAATTCAATTGAAAGAATGCCATCAGCAAGTTCTGCGTCGCGAACCACTACTGTGTCTGACAAAACAAATTGGCGAGAAAATTTACGACCAGCAATACCTTTTACAAGATAGTTGCGTTCGTCTGTTTCTGTCTTTTTGCCTGTTACTTTGAGAGAGTTTCTCTCACTAGTGATTTCAATCTCATCTTGTTTGTAGCCAGCAACAGCAAGTTCAACTGTGAAGTTGTATTCGTCTTTCTTGACGACATTCACAGGTGGAAACGCAGTTTGCGATGCTGCAAGTAGATGAGCCGCATTATCGAGAGCAGCGAACGCATTTTCAAACCCAAGTGCAGTTGGAAGAAGGCGATCGAGTCCGTATGTAGATGCGAGTGAAGTGATATTAGTCATTTTGTAACTCCTTATATAAGCAAGTTTATGGTTATGGACCTCTTATGAGCGTCCACTCTTATTTAGTCAACAGATCATCCTGTTGATCCAAATCCTCCTGAACGTTCAGAGTATTTCTCTGGACATTTCGAAACTACAACAAAATTTACTGGTTCATTGCAAACTATCTCAGCTTGAGCGATACGATCACCTCGAACAATTCTCTGCGAAACTGAAGAGATATTTGTAAGAGGAACAAACACCTCTTCCTGATAGTCTACATCAACAACACCTTCTGAATTTGCAAGAGTGAGTCCTTGCTTGAGCGACAAACCTGATCTTGGGTGAAGGCGAATGCTAAAATTTTTTAATGGCTTTTCTTTTTTTGATATATCTGCATATGTTTCAATTGTGTGCAGATATTCTATCTTGAAGATCAATCCTGTGGGAACAAGTAAACGATCACCAGGTTCAATTTCAAATTCCTCTGCAGTATTCAAAATATTAAAATTATGAATGTGGCGAACAACTGCATCATTAAAGCGATTGTATCCTTTTACGATACCAACATCACGTGTGGGTTGAAAGGATAAATCAAAACATGATGACAATGTTGATCCATATGATGGTATCTCAATATCATCACGAAGTCTAAAGATGTTAACAGCAAACACTAATTTGCCTCTTTCTTTTTCTTTCCAATCGTATACTTAGAAACTAACTGCCATTGACTCTTATCTTTGAATGGAAGAATTTTAATTTGTGACAATGGAGCAATATTGTCCTTCGTCTTCTCTGGGCTGGCTAACTTGACCAATCCCCACTCAGCCATTAGATTTGCGATGGTATTACGGCGCTGAATATCATTCTCTGACATATTACTTGGCTTTCCATCAAGTTCAAAGAGTTCTTTGAAATGGACGATATAATACTTTCCTTGCTTATGAAGAATATGGCAAGACTGATAGAGAATGTTATCGTTCTTTGCTGCAACGCCGATACGAGTCAACGTCTCTCGGACTTTGAGGAAGTCGTCTTGTTTTTCTAATGTGACTTCTACTAGTTTTTCAACGCTCATGTTCTATCCCTTATATAATTGTTTTTGTATCAATTCGATTTGAGCGTCGTCGAGAATTTTCAATGCTTCCTCTGCTTTCGCATCGGAGTATCCATAATATTCTTTGACTGCTTCCAAATCATTACTTCGAACCTTTTTGTACCATTTTGAGTATGGTCGTTTAGAGGCTCTTATAATATTTAGGAGAAAGTCATATTTGAGTTTATTATCGAGAGTTGTAAATCTATTCATCTCGTTCGCGAACAGTACTGTATCTCGATGATACGAAAGCGCACGATTAACCATAAAAGATGGGTATGACTTTTCATCCTGTTCCGTCAGGAGTGCATATTCTTTCGTCTGAAGAATAGATGGAATAATTTCGTTGAATAGATCACTCATGAGAACAATGTTTCCAAATTATTAATTATTTCTTTCTTTTCTTCTGTGATCAACTTGCCTTTATTTCTTAAGTCTCCGCCATAATGTTTTACTGCTTTTCTTATGTTTTCTCTTGGTGTTACATATTCTAGATTATCAACAAAATTATTTGTAGGGTCATGATCTATATGATTTATGAAAACAGTTTGTTGTATCCATTGCTTAACCCTATTCGGCGTATTTTCCCAAACAGATTTTAATTTCTCAGGTGGATATTTCTCTATTGGTTTAAATGTTGCTGCAACTAATTGATGCATATAATATTTCTTTCTGAAAGAAGAAATGTTATGATTTTTTATATGCGACTCATTTGTTACAACTTGATTGTTGTAATCGTCTAACAATGTGTCATCGAAAAAATTACTTGGGATGCAAAGCGCAACAAAAAGATAACATTTTTTACTTGAAATTTTTGATGGATTGACTATAACAGAATAACTGGAATCATATCCAAATTTTCGATTCAAGTGTGTTTTAATTCTGCCATGATTTGATATTGAATACCAAATATGCTCTTTACCAGAAATTACAACAGGCTTCCAAACCTCTTCAAATGAGCACGATTTCATGAGAACTTACACTCTACCATCATCTCTGTAAGACATGCAGTAAGATTCAGTTCCTGATCTGCGACAAATGCAGATTGATATTCGTAACGAGCGAGAAGTATAACTGCATTTGGAATCGTAGACTTATCCATAACGTCATACAAACTATTATAGATTTTACGATAAATCTTTGCAGGATCGTCACCGCCAAAATCGGCGACCCACTTACGCATCGAACTAAAGTTTTGATCTTTAAGTGCAGTTACAAGTTCTTTTAAAGAAACATCAGCAATACTTGATAGTATACCAGCATCTATCGTACCGCTAACACTATATCGCTGGAGTTCATTTAGAATTCTACGATAATCTGGGAAATGTTTCTTTACAACTTCAATAAGAACTATCTTTTCAAACGGAATCTTTTCAGTATTCAAAATTTCAACTGCACGCTTCATAAATGCTGCAGCCATCTTTGGTTTATCCTCTTTGCGGAGTTTAAATTCAATCACTGCACATCGACTATGAAGTGGCTCGATGATACGATTCTTGAAGTTACAAGTCATGATGAATGTACAATTATGTGCAAATTCTTCCATCGCAGCACGCATGGCTGGCTGAGTTGAGTTTGGATTTAGATAATCTGCTTCATCGATGATAATGACTTTTTTGCCACCGCCAAGAGACATCGCACTGGCATAATTCTTGATCTTAATTCGGAATGTATCAATACCTGACTCATCTGAGCCATTGATCATCAAATAGTCGCATTCAATCTCATCACACAGTGCTTTTGCGACTGTAGTCTTTCCAGTTCCTGGTCCACCGCAGAGAAGAAGATGAGGAATCTCCTTGCGATCTACATATGACTGAAAAGTGGACTTATATTCCTCAGGGAGAATACAATCGGAAATAGTATGAGGGCGGTATTTTTCAACCCACAATGCGTCAACCATAATATAAAACTCCTTGTCACTCAGTTTTTACTCCACGGTTCAAAAACAATATTTTCGACTTTAGTAGTAAGTTGACCTTCTTTGCCATCTTTGGTATATTCCGCATCTTTTAAATCATTTAGATTTATGATAGCATATAATCCTGTAAACAACCCTATTGCAAATACATATCCATTATACCTCTTTTCAAGCACATGGTCAACTTTAGATTTTTTTATAGTTGTATCGGCGTTCGTTTTTCCGCATTGAACATCCACAGAAATATTTTTAGTTGCATCATAAAAATCTGGAGCACTGATTCTTTTAAAGTCTTTTGGGTCGTGTAAATTGTCTAGATTATCGCCACCAATTCTAATCATAGAATCAAGTTTCATTTTTTCTTTTATAAGAGGAGTGAAGAGGGCTTCAACAACTCTACCTAGCATCCAATCAAAATAAACTTTCTCGTATGCTCTCCCCTGATTTCCAAGTTTAAGAATAAGACCATATTTTTGTACAATAGAAAACGATTGGTTCACAAACGACTCTACATCAAATTCTTGGTTGGGGACAATCAAATTATTCTGGGATCTTTGGCATATTGTTATGATTCTTTGATTAAAGGCATTAACCAATTTCCAATTAATGTTATCAAGATTTTTCGTTAGGTCTGCACCTTTCAAAAAAATTTGACATTCGTTTGCATTACGAAATCCTAATAACTTTCGAAATTGTTTAGAGTAGTCTTTTAACATAAAAGAAGGTGGGGTGGAGAAGGTGAGTTCTCACGATGAGCAGTCTGGCGGATAGTATCGTCGGCAAGAACGCCGCACCCCGATAGACTTATTTAGCCACATTTTCGTAAATGGTTTGAAAGTCGCTCTGCTCTGCAACTTCCTCCTCATAATTACGTTTGTGATAAGTCCTCGCCAATTTACGACTCAACTTCTTTGGGATTTCACACTCATCTTGCATTTTTTGTAGAACTTCTCGAATTAAATCTCTTTCTGATTCAATGCGAGTAAGTGAGTTTGAGATTTCTTGAAGGCATCCCAGAACCTTTGCTTTGTCAAGTGCCATGATTATTCCTCTGAATCAAACTCTGAACTGGCTGACTCAATGGCAATATAATATGAAATCGGTAACGATTTATTCTTAAACATTGCCATACCGCGACGCGAAACAGTAACATCATATGATCCTTCGATCATCTTAAAATGCTCAACCTTCATGACAATCTTAAATTTTTTGTCACTGGTTCCGATCTCAATCTTTGATTGATCAGAAGAGTCATCTTTTATATCAGTTGCGATAAGATAAATATTCTCCGCATCACTCTCAAATATAAAGTTTGGTGATCCAGAAATACCCGCACTTTTTCGCATCCATTCAAGATCTTCTTGTGTTAAAACAAAAGAACAATCAGGATTATTTAAAGCGATTGTTTTTTCTGGTGGCGCTGTGATAAGTTTTGTCGAACAATACTTAATATAGTCAGAACGCTTTTTATTTTCTGTGGCAATAATAACACGATCCTCAGTAAAATCAAGAACTGGATCTTTATAAAGAGAAATCTTTGCAAGCAATTTATTAAGATCATAAAGAGCAAACTCTTTTGTAAAGTTTTCACTGATCGTTGCTTCAGCAAAAATAGTTTTAATACCTGAAATAGTTTTCAGAGTATTACCAGTTTTAAACAACAATCCTTGATTAATGCTTGAGAAGTTTCTTAGAACGTTGATTGTATTTTCAGATAATTTCATAATTTAGACCTCAATCGATTCAACACAATTAGTATATAAACAATCTATAACATTGTCAACTCGAATTTTAAGTTCTTCTATGTTACAATCGTTATTCAATATTATATCATAATGAGCGCCAATCCAAGCCCACTCAGAATAGTGTAACTCTGGATATGCATTATGCATAATTTCATGTTTATTATTTACATTACAATTAAGAGCTAGATCAAACCAATCAGGATCATCGCCGCGACGAACGCGAATAATGTAACCTCCAGAGTTTTTGATCGCATTAATTTCGTTCGGGAATCTCACGTCTGCAATTACATAATTTGCATCAGATCTGCATCTACGCATAACTGTGTGAACCCAAAGGTCAGGATGAAATACATCACGACCTGCCTCTGTTCCCATCAACTGAAGAGCGAGTCTTGGCGAGAATTCTCGACCAAGTTGTTTTGACCACCAAGAGTCAACTGTTTCTCGCCACTCTCTAGATTCTGGTGTGGCGCCTTCGAGCAACTCACGATCCCAACCAAAAATTACAGCACAAGCATCTTTAACGCTGTTCGCATAACTCTCTTTAAAGAATCCATGGTATTTAACCAAGATATCTGCAATCGTACCTTTACCGCTTCCAATAAAACCAACAAGACCTACAATCATAAACGATTAAAGAGTTCCTACATAATTTGCAACAGCTGGCATATCACCTGTAAATGCATAAGTTCCAATGTGATGTGTTTTCATCCACGGACAAAGCCAAATTTGTCCACCAAGTCGACGCCACCACTGGCAGAACATGTAATCTTCAGAGAGATAACGATCAGATCCGAATCCACCATTTTCTTTGCTATCAATTACTGTATCGAAGTATGCATGAATATACCGTGTACCATCGAAGTTTGCTTGACCAACATGATCTGGTTTATATTTTAATTGTGGGTAGGCTGCGGCAAATTTATCAAACACATGACGTTTGATCATCATGAATCCAGTTCCGATTTCAAGAACTTCAATTGGCTCAGCAACTGAAAATTTCTCGGTTCCTGGCGCTGGATTAAATACAAAATCTCCAGCGACTTTTTCAAGTTCGCCAAGATCAATATCTGGGAATTTCTTTACTGCGTCTCTCACAGCATTCCACTTGATAGATTTTTTAGGATATGGACCACCAATTACATCCTTATCTAAAGCAAGAAGTGCAATAACATCTCTCGGATCGAAGTGTATATCAGCATCTAAAAATAGTAAATGCGTAAATTCTTCTGCGCGAAGAAACTCATCCACAAGATAATTGCGCGCACGAGTAATAAGAGACTCATTAAAGATAAATGAAAATCTAACTTCAATACCATAATTTACACAAATAGTTTGCATATCAAGACATGATTTAACAAACATACCATGAGACATACCGCCATACATTGGCGTTGCTACGAAAAGTTTTTTTGCACGTAGTTCTTCTACTTTTACTTCTAATTGCATATTAACTCCAGAGTATAAAATTCAAGTCACTAACTATATAGTCAGCCAAACAAATTATCGAGCGTGTTAGTGACACTAAGTTTTTGATCAAATTTAAAATGTCCACTCCATACTGAATCAATGGTTTCGTTTAATGAATCTTGATATTTTCCGATTTCAACATTAATTTTAGAATTAGCAGCTGAGATATACTCCGCCGCTATTTTTTTTCTGTCAAACTGCTTTACGAATTCCCAATTGTTAGCAACATATTTACCATAATCAAATGGACTCATTGCTAAGAATTTATTACAAAGATCACCGAATTGTTTTGGCGTAGCATCCCAAGGAATCATCAAGTAATTTTTGTCAGGTTTAAGTAAACCGATACCTTTTTCGTTATCAGAAACACCAAGATTACGAGCAATCGGAACAACACCCATAAGCATTGCATCAATCACAACACGATTAAAATGCTCGCCATATGTTTTAGACCAAGAAGGATCGAGCAAAAATTTACTATGACTTAAAATCTCATCACGTTTTCGCTCAGAAACAAACCCAATATATTGCATACCGTTGTTTAGTGCATTCAACCAGATAGGTTTATTTGAACGATCTTCAGATACTTGTGGATCACGATCAGGTGTACAATAATATTCTGGTTTACATTTATCTTTTGATGCCATATAGGCGCGTTCAATACCATCACCTGCAATAATCACTCGACCATGAATGTATGGAACAGCTGCTACTAAATCATCAACGCGCTTCCATCTCTTGAATGTTTGAAGAGAAAATATTGTATTTGTTTTATCATCGAAAAATGTTCCGCACTTTCTGGATATATCCTGAGGATTCAGAATTAATGTACGAGGGATATTCATAGCCTCTGATTGTTTGTATGCGCTCGGATGAACGCATACAAGAACAGTGATGTATTTCCGAAGATGATGAATCCATGGATAATTTTTGCGAAGATTTCCATCGTGGACTATAATAACATGTTTTGCCTTTACGTCTTTGAACATTCGCAGCCATGATTGCTTTCCCTCTGAGTCTTGGCATTTAAATCCAAAAATTGATTCCCAGATAATTATGTCGTAAGAGTTGGCGAGATTTACAAATTTATTTACATCATCATCATTTATAAATGACAAATATTCACCACGCCAACCTTTGCCTTGATGCACTGGTATACCAGTTCCGACACCAATATCATAACCTTCTTTGTCATAATCTTCGGAAAATTTACCACCATTTTTTGTGCTTCGAAGATATACAAATCCAGTTTCATGACCAAGATCCTTGAAGCCAGCAATTAATTGTTCAGTATGCGAAATGATGCCACCGAAGTTATTAAAATCATGAACGACAGTTAACACTTTCATAAGTTATCCAAACAAATCTTCTAGAGTAGAAATTTTATTATACGCCTCTGAATGGTATTTGGCAACCATTTCTCGCCCACCATTTACCTCAAGATAATCGTACCATGCTTGCTCTTCCCACATTCCTGGACTAATTCCGTTCCAAAGTTTTCGTTGAAGTGGATGAGACTTATCTTTTCGACGCGACTCGACATAATTATATCGATGATCTTCGTATTCTTTACTTCCAAGTTCAAGCATCTTCTCGCGCAAATAACAAACCAAACTAATACGTTCGGCTTCTTCATCGTGTGTAATGATCGGAGTATTGCCATGAATATACTCATGATTGTTAACAAGAAGAAGATCACCTGGACGCACGTTTATAGCAATGCGAACTTCAGGAAGAATCAAATATCCACCTGAATAATTGCCATTGTTTGAAAGAACAAGTAAATTACTTAATCCTTCAGTGAAGTCGCCAGCATCACGATGCGCTGCAGTACGAAAAGTTTTGTTTACTGTGATTGTTGTAAATACAGTTTTCGGGATTAAAAATGCTGAATCAATTTTATTTGCTGCTTCACGCTGCGCGGCATGACGAGTTGGAAGTAATTCGGAAAAGCCACGATCTAATGATTGAAGAAACGGAAACGATTTTTTAAACTTGTTATAATGGTTTTGAGTATAACTAGTAGCACGACCATAAGGAATCCGAGGATAACGATCAAACCAACCAGCGATACCTGAATAAACGATGTTGGCGTATGTCGTGTCAGAAATAAACGTGTCTTTGACATAATTTACTTCCTCTATAACTTTAATTAAATCTTTTTCTTTAGTTAATTTAGTTAACCATTTATCCCAATTAAATTCTGCTTCTTTAACTTCCTGCGCAAGCCAAACTAACCCACGAGTAGAATTAACATTTTCATAAAGTTCTCGAATTCTTTCCGCATCAGATTGAATTTCTAAACCAAGATTATTTGGTTCAATTTTAGAAAGAAACTCTAGTGTGCGATATTGAACTTCTGTTACCCATTCACGACCACCGCACTTGTCACCTTTCGGACCAGCAGCAAGTCCACGATTCTGCGAAGCAACAGCTGCATCACGCAGACCATCATAGGCTTGTTCTTGTTCTAGTTTGCTGAAAAAGTTTTTACGAAATTTAAATGCAATATTTTGTTCACTTTTTGAATCAAGATAACAATCTGTATCGTGTTCAATCACTGTGTCAAAATTTGATTCATCTAAGAATTGTCCTAGTAGATGTTCACAATCAAATTTAGATTTTGCTACGATTAATTTCGTCATAGGAAACTTTCTCTGTGTTTCGTTTTATTATATATGTGTTAAGTTGAAATGTCAAAAAACTGTGGGGGCAAGAACTGCCCCCACATAAACCAGAACGGTTTGTTTCGCCAAGATTAGGCGTTCATCGAAACGCTAATAGCATCACGATAGAGGGTCTTGCGAGCACGAGCAATCTGACCACGATCGAGATAGTTCTCAAAAGCAGTCGAAGGATTGCCGAGGCGATACGCAAACACCTTCTCACCACGCGAGTTCGTCACGCGATTGGTGTATACAGAGATACCCTCATTGCGCGCACGATAAGCGAGGTCAGCAGCGTTGTCGACCTTAAACAATGAACGAACCTGTCGGCTAGTTACACTGTTGCCGTCAGACAAATAGCTGACAAACGAGTTAAGTGCAGTTGACATATAATATACCTTCACAAAATA